AATATTAATAGGTCTATTGCCCTTCACCTGCGATGTAAATTGATCATAGTTTTTAGTTACGCGTATACTTTTTTTCATTTAAAACTCCTTTCTCATAAAGGTGTCTTCACCTTTTACAAAGGTTTTGCGATCATCAGCTAACCATCCGATCACTCCGTAATATTGCGTATCATGGATGTGAAGCCAAATTAAATTTGGCTTCGGTTTTTTAAAAAAACATATTATTTTTTTAATCATTATTTTCCTCCTCTTTATTTAAAGAGATTGAATCAAGAATAGCTTTTCCTGATTTTGTGACGTGGTAGCTAATATCTACCCACTGTTGAAAAAATGTATGCTGACTAAAAGCATACACCCATCCTGCATCAGAAGGAGTGGTTGCTACACCACCACCTTCGAACAGAAACTTATATTTAGGATTGCCATTGACTGAATTATTAAGTCTTTGAACTCCAGTAACATATTGATTTTTTATAAATTTTTTGTTACCTTTTTGATATTTAATCATTGTTTTCCTCCTCAATAAATTTTTCTACAATTTGTTCATTAGTTGAATCATCAATATAATAAGTCCAACCATTAATCGTTATGTAAACGCAATCAGTAGTTCTAATATCTATTTTCATTATTCTTTCTCCTTTATTAATGTTGCAGTTGCGCCCCACTCATCACCGACTCTAAAAATAGTTGGAGTTGAGCTCCAGCCTTTACTAAAACAAGCCCACGCATCGTCATCTTCATATCTCTCTTCAAGATTAAAAGAATTTAAAATACGTGAACGCCCGTTGCCGTAGTTTGATGGTAAAAACTTTTTGCCACCAAACAACTCTCTTTCGTCTTCATGTAAAAGCCATAAAGCTTTATCGCCATAACTATATTGATCTTTAACCCAAATATATTTTGCTTTCACACGACGACCTGATTGATACAAACCAAGAAAAGCATCTTTACCAAAGTTCTCACAGATACTTGCTTTAGCATCATCAAGACTTGAAGATGCGCTAAGACAAGCCTGAGATAAAAAACCATCAGTATCTGATCTCTCCCAACTTGATTGTTCTTTAGTTCTAGAATCAATTGCAGATTGTTTAAATTCTTCTGCTTTTGCTAGCCAATCTTTTTTAGTAAGTTTTTCTCTATTAAACATTTTTCTTTCTCCTTTATTAATATGTAATATAATATAATGATTTATTACATTAATGCAAGCCCTTTTAATTTTTGGCAGAAAACAGCGGAAAATTAGACCCTAATCTTTTCTCTGCAATGTCAGAATATTCATCATTTAGTTCACAGAGTATTGCATTACGATTGTGATTACTTGCTACAATTCCCGTGGTACCCGAACCGCCAAACGGATCTAAAACTGTTCCTTCTTCAGGACATCCTGCAAGTATACATGGTTCAATTAAGTCCATTGGAAAAGTTGCAAAGTGTGCTTCTTTAAAAGGTTTTGTTGTTACTGTCCAAACGGATCGTTTATTTCTTGTTGGAGAAATCATGTATGATCCATCACTTTTTTTGTATCCTGAGTGACCTACAAAAGAAGTTCCTCCACCACCCATGGAACTGTCAAATTTTTTTCTGCCCAACGCTTTCATGTTACCGTTTGGTTTTTCTCCTGCATGCGCTCTCTCTGATCCTTTTTGATTATCAATGTTTTTTTGTAAAAGTCTTTTGGCTGTAGAATCAGTAATCGGTTCTTTAATGGCCTCATGATCATAATAATATTTTACATTTTTACTTAATAAAAAAATATATTCATGCGCCTTAGTGCATCTATCACGTACACTTTCAGGCATGGGATTAGGTTTATGCCAAATAATATCTTGTCGTAAATACCATCCATCTTGTTGCAATGCGAATGCTACACGCCACGGTATTCCAATTAAGTCTTTTGGTTTAATGCCTTTACTGGGTGCAGGTCTAGTGACTCCATAATCTTTATCTCCACGTAATGATTGATTTGTCGTGGTTCGTCGTCCGCCAGACGAATAACTATCACCAAGATTTAACCATACCGTTCCATCATCCCGTAATACCCTTTTAATCTCTCTAAATACACCTACTAGGTTGTTTACATATTCTTCAGGAGTTTCTTCTAAGCCTAATTGACTATCCATTCTTTTTGCACCACATTTAGGACATACGCTTTTGTAAATTGCATCACCAACAACATTTCCTTGTTTAAACATTCCCGCATGTCCTGTTGTAGTATTTTTACTTATTTTTGTTAAACGCATGTGAGGACAATTAGGATCGCCTCCTACCCAAGTTGCTGTTCCATAATCTCGTAAACCCCAATATGGTGGTGACGTAACCACCATATTGATACTTTTATCTTTTAATGTTTTTAATGTTTCGCGGTTATCTCCACGTAAAATTTCAACTGTCATTGTTCCTCTCTTTTTTCTTCCTAAAAGGATTAGTTGCTTTATCAATATCCTCAATAGTGCTCTCTTGCCAATATAAATCTTTTTTAGTATCAGGGTGATCAGTAACCTCTTTAAAAGCATTATAAAAGTGAATTACCCAATTAGCTAATTGAGAGCTATAACTTTCATATCTGTCTTTAAATTTCTTCTCACCATCAGGATATTTAATCATCCCGATTTTTAGAGGATCAAAAGGTTTTCTTCCTTGAGCAAAACCAGAATAATATAAATGATCTAATTGATCAAAAATATTTTCTTTCACCAGTTTATCGATTTGTTCTAATCTATCATGAATAGACTTATCTTTTTCTGCCTGACGAAAATCTTTAATAGTTTTCTCTGCCTCATCTAATTTTTTAGATAGCTTTAAATTTTTAACCTCTAAAGATCTAAAGATAATATTAAGTATCTTTGCTTGGCTTAGAGTAAAAGAGTCTGAGAAAAAATTCTTAACCTCAAGTTTATTATCATTCCAACGATCCTCATATGTGCCTGTCACATTGATATGTCGTATTAAATCTTGTTTTGCTGGTTCGTTAACATCTCCGATAAAATCATCTACATTCCATTTATCAGGATCAACTCCTTCACCGAAATTAAGAGGCAGTATCTTTTGATGTTTAGTATTATACCATGAGTATTCAGGTACAGAAGCAAGTTCTTCTGTATCAGTGTTAATGCTTCGCGTTTCGTAATCAAGTGGGTCTCGCCAATCCTCCTGATCATAAGCATCAAAATTTTTTTCGTTATCAAGTTCCTGATAAACAATATTGATCAGGAACTTTTTAAAAAATAATAAATCTTTTTTGTCTTCTTTCTTTTTAGTCATATATCCTCCTAAAAGTTGTAGTCGTAAAATTTTACTGGTTCATTGTCTAGGTGATACTTATTACCACCAGTATCTTTCCATTCACCACTTTTATGTTTGCGAATGAAAAACTTGTGATTTTTAGAATTAGATTCTATTTTCCATTTTTGTTCATGTTGGTTAGCTACATGACCTGCAAATCCTCCTTCGTGCCAATCTTTTTTCCAAGGCAATGCAGTGCAATCCATTTCTCTAATGACAATTTTTTTGTCATTAATGACCTCAACCACCTCATATGGTTCGCAGTCCGAGTAACCGTGTTTGTTAGCGTATTTTTCTATAATCATTATTTCCTCCATTTTTTTTTGCTTCGTTCATGATCTGTAGCCTGATCCCAAACCTGTATAAATTTATTTAACCAATCTTCTTGTTTATTAGTAAGAGAAGGGTGCCATCTCATTTCATCTGCACTTGTCAAAGCGCCTAAATTTTTTTGAGCGCTCTGTTCTCCCCAGTTGTTATAAATATCAACTAACTTATCTACTGTATCCATAATCTTTCTCCTTTATATAAACCAGTGAATGTAAGCGAATACACTTACTGGAATTCCTAAAGCAACATAGAACCAATCTTCCTTGCTCGCTAATTTTAAATCTTTAATAATCCATTTAATAACTTTCATTTCTTTCTCCTTACTTGTTAAATATTCTATTGTATTGATCCTGAGCAAACTTAGTAGCCTCATGCTCCCAAGGTGCATCATCATATTTTACATCTTTAAGATAAACTCCCAACTCTTTACCTTCCCATCTAACATGAGTTTGATTGTCAGTAGACCAAACTCTTAATTGTAATCTGCCAGTCACTTGTTGTGCAACATGACAAAGTTCATGAGCAAGTGTTTGTAATTGATTAAACAAAGATTGCCCGTGTAACAAAGTAATTTTAAATTCTTTAGATGCCTTAGAACCATTTAATGGAATAGTGCAAGTGCCTAAAGTATTTGCTTTTAAAGTTGATTTTCTTACATGTATTTTGATTGATAAAGTATTTTGCAATCTTTTAGAAATACCAAGTCTAGTAAGATAAAGCTCAGTCATTTTTGCAAACTGATCTTTGTGAAAAGAGCAATCTCCAAAACCTGCATGTGCAAGTCTTGATAGTGATACAGATACTTTTAATTTTTTATTCTTTCTTCTTTTCATTTCTTTCTCCTAAAAATTAACTAGTAAAATTGCTACACCGAAAACTAGTGCAGTTGATATGATTGATAAAAATAAAATAAATAACATTTTCTTTCTCCTTTATTTATACTATTTTATTACATTATATTACATAATCCACAATACTTTTCTATTTTATGGCTAATTTCTGCGGTTTTTCGAAGACGCAAGATCCGTCTTCTGAGACCATTAATATACGAATTCCTAATTCTTTTTGTTGTTTCGACGGTGCGCGTTTAATGAAATATCCTGCATGTGTTCCTGATTTTCTTTTGCTTGTTGATTTTACATCGACCAATAATATTTCTCCTTCATCATTTAATCCGATGAGATCGCACGGTCCTAACTTAGAAATATTATCAAAGACCCAGTAACCTAACTTTGTTAAGTATTGAATTGCGTGCAGGTGAGATGTAAATCCCTTTTTATGTTTGTGATCCATGAGGCATATTTTTTGTATCATGAATAAAAGTATTTGTATTTTTTTATTTGTTTCGCGCTTCGTGGGTCGTGGTAAAGCATAATTTGGCGCGTGTTAGTGTTGATAAAACAAAATATCTCAAAACAAGTGTAACAAGTGTAAGGTTGATGATTTGGTAGAGAAAACAGCCATTATTTCCTTACACTAGTAGTGTAAGGGTAGTGTAAGGACTGTAAGGTTTATTTTAAAAAATGGCAGTTTTTAATGATTTTAGTATAACGCGAGTAGAAATTTATTGATTAATTTGTTATAAAATGTGTGTGAAATTATGCTTTATAGAGGTTAAAAATGAAAATTGATGGTCGAAAAGCACGTAAATTGACTCCAAAACAATTAAGATTTGTTCATGAATTTTGTTATCATACATTAACTGGACAACAATCTGCTTCAGAGTCTGCTAGAAAAGCAGGTTACTCAGATGCTATCGCACGTAAATCTGCTTATGAATTACAAGACCCAAATAAATATCCATTAGTTGCAGAAGCGATTTATGATTTAAAAAAAGAATTAACTGATAAGTATTCTGTTAATATGGATAAACACCTAGCGAGGCTTGATAGTCTCAGCAAAAGAGCAGAAGAAGAAAAACATTATGCTGCATCTATAAATGCTGAAGCGCTTAGAGGTAAAGCTTCTGGATTATATGATCCAACAATAAGAATGGAAAGTGCGATTGAAAATTTAACAAGAGAACAATTGGTTGCTAAGTTAGATGAGCTACAGAGAAAAGGTATTGGTATAAAAGGTGAAGAAGAAATTATAGATGTTACTCCAGAGCCTGATGATATTAAACTGGTTGAGAAAAAAACTGGTTAGGTTTCTTTGTTAATATCCTCGATGCATTGCACTTTAAAAGTAAAGTATTTGTTCATTTCAAATTTCATGAAAGACCTTCCAAATTTTTCACACTCGACTAAATCATTAAACTTTTCTTGCAACACTAATTGATTACCAGTGTATACCCAATTGTCACCATTGAATCCCCAAAGACTAATAACAATTACAAACACCTTCATATGTGTAACCCTATATATTTAATTTGATCCATTGTTTATCTTAACATGAAAGAGTCTAACTTTGTCAAATTAATAAAGAAAAACTTAACAATATATAATTGGTTTAGAATAGAGACTACAACCCAACAAGGCTTCCCAGATCTTATCGGGATTGCACCACACATGGATACAGTATTTGTTGAATGTAAGATCGCCAATGCTTTTAAAATAAACATGAGCCCTCATCAAATATCGATGTGTCTAAAACTTTCACAAATAGCTCCAAATAAATCTTTTATTGTTGTCTACTCAGAACATGCGGAGCCCCTTCACGGAGCGCGAGAAATTTTGTATGAGACATCAAAATGGGAAAAAATAATAGAAATAGGTGTTCGCGAACCGCCAAACGCGATCGGTTGGTCAGGAATAATAGATTTTTTTAGAAAAAATAACGGTTAGCGACCCAAAAAACGCTGTAAATCTGCCAATTATCACATACGATAATTTTTATTTTCGTAACAGATAATTTTTTTGGCGGTTTTCTGGTAATTATTAATTTTTGGCGGTTTACCGACGCGCGCAACGGTAACTTTGATTAGGGTACCTGTGAACCATAAAAAAAAATGGCGGGTTTCTGCGGTTCCTGACCCCGAAAAATGACCCAGCAACAGGAGTCGGCGACACTGTAACGGCAAGTTTTAAATTTTCAGCCACCAAAATTTCATATGAAACTTTTTTTCTAGGGTATACCCCTTTTTTTAGTATAAAAAGGCTTAGGAGTCCCAATGGCAACCACTAATAATAAATTTTCAAAATATTCGGACGAAGAATTAAGACTAATGTTGGCAATAGCCATGCATGATGACAATATAAAAGCTCAATCTAGCTTCATGCACTTTGTAAAAATGGTATGGCCTGAGTTTATTGATGGATATCACCACAATATTCTTGCAAAAAAATTTGAAGAGATTGCTTCAGGTAAATTAAAACGCTTAATTGTTAACATGCCTCCAAGACACACAAAGTCAGAATTCGCATCTTACTTATTTCCAGCTTGGTTAATGGGTAAAAAGCCTAAAACAAAAATTATACAGGCTACTCACACAGCTGAACTATCTTACAGGTTTGGAAGAAAAATGAGAAACCTAATGGATGACAATGTTTTTCGTAAAATTTACAAAAATGTCAGTTTAAAGGCAGACTCTAAAGCTTCAGGTAGATGGGAAACCAATCATGGAGGAGAATATTTCGGTGCTGGTATTGGTGGTGCAATAACTGGACGTGGTGCAGACTTGCTTATCATTGATGACCCTCATTCGGAACAAAGTATAAATGACACAAGTTTTGATAATGCTTTTGATTGGTACTTATCAGGACCAAGACAGCGTCTTCAACCAGGAGCGGCAATAGTCATTGTTATGACTAGGTGGTCCGAACGTGATTTAACAGGAAGACTAATGAAACAACAAGCAGAAATAAAAGCAGATCAATGGGAGGTAATAGAGTTTCCAGCTATATTACCAAGCGGCAAACCAATATGGCCAGAATATTGGAAACTAGATGAACTTGAAAAAATAAAAGCAAACCTTCCTGTAATGTCTTGGGAAGCACAGTATCAACAAAAGCCAACTTCAGAAGAAGGAGCCATAATTAAACGGGAATGGTGGAAAACATGGAAAAGAGAACAAATTCCAGATCTTGTTCATGTTATTCAAAGTTATGACACAGCATTCTCTAAAAGAGATAGCGCCGATTTTTCAGCAATAAGTACATGGGGAATATTTAAATCACATGATGGTTATAAAGATAATATTATTTTACTTGATTGTATGAAAGATCGTTTAGAATTTCCTGAGCTTAAAAAGGTAGCGTTAGAGCAATACAAGTATTGGGAACCTGAGACTGTAATTATAGAAGCAAAAGCATCAGGTATGCCTTTACTACAAGAATTAAGACAAGTAGGAATTCCTGTTGTCAGTTACACACCGTCTAAAGGTAATGATAAACTTTCACGTGTAAATTCTGTTGCACCTGTTTTTGAAAGTGGAATGGTATGGGCTCCAGAAAAACAGTTTGCTGAAGAAATGATTGAAGAATGCGCAGCTTTTCCTTATGGTGAGCACGATGATTTAGTTGATACTATGACTCAAGCTTTGATGAGGTATCGACAAGGTAATTTTGTATCATTAAAGGACGATTATGAAGAAAAACCATCTGAACCAAGACAATACGTATATTATTAAATGGTAGCACAGGCCGCCTTAACACTTGCACAAATTGCTACAGGTCTAGGAGTAACTGTTCCAGTAGCAATAGAATATTTTAGAGGACAAGGAATAGATTTATCTGGTTTTGGCGAAAGTGATATTGTTCCATTAGAAGATCTTATACCTACAACGGAGCTCGATAGAATAAAAGGGTTCAAAACTTATGAAGACAGTTTTTATGACTCGGCTCCCGCGGTCGGCGATACGTCACTCAATAACATTGTCGTTGAAGCCAAAAAAGATGATTCAAAAGAAAAGAAAACAAAAACAATAGATCAAGAAGGAAGAATACTTCCAGATCTTCCAGATCAAATGCCTGATCCAGACGATGATGGCGGTGGACCTAAGATTGATATAGATTACAAAAGACTAGCAGAATTATTACTAGAAGAAGCAGTAGATCAAACAGTATCAAGTTTAGAAGGTAAGTTTAAAAAAATACAAGACAAAAAGAATAAAGATAAGGGAATAGATTTATCTCCTGAAAAAATTAAGAACAATTTAAGACTTCACGTGCTACGTCTAACAAATATTGTTGACGGTAAAAAAGAAGAATATCCTGGAGGACCATTAAACGACAGAATAGTTTTAATGCCAAAAGAGGGCTCTAATCTACCTCCTATAGCAATTGGAAATATTAACTATGAAGATTGGATTGCGAAAATTACACTTAGTGATGAAGAGATAATGAATCAAAAAAACTGGTACAAAAAAGTTTATGACAGTTTTAACGTGATGACAAACGGCGATAAGAGAATGAATGGTATACTTGGGAAAGCTTGGTTATCAGGACAGATTAATGAATCACCAACAAACGCGTTGGCAAATGTTATTTACATTTATGAGCAGTACAAAAGAGGCGTAGATTTTGATGATGTAAAAGGCAAAGGATTAGCTGCACCAACAAATAATATTAAAAGTATAATTTACGGGAAACAAATTGAAAGTGGTATTGGACCTAAGATTGCTGATTTCATCGATGCAGGTGATGGTAAAAATACTAGATCAATTATGGCGAACAGTAAAGAAGGCGGAGCGCCGTTCGTTGTTGATGTCCACACGGCTCGCGATACGGGGATGGTGGATCAAACATATTTAAATAAATTAGAAAAAATGGGCTACGTTATTCCTGAAGATGTAAAAATGGATTTTGGTCAAGGAGGTATTACTGGAACCAAATATGAAAATAGATCTTTATTTGGACAAGGACTAACACAGTACCTAAATAGTATAAGTTGGAAAGGTAAAAATGATTGGACTCCAACAGAGATACAGGCAGTGGGATGGATGAATTTAACAAAAATGTACGGCGAACTTGGAACGTCTGGAGATATCGATATGGCACTTAATAGAAACTTGCGTCGTATTTCAATGAACGTTGATCCTGCAAATGGATCTCCGTGGTCCAATATTTACGGAGAGAAATACAATGCCTTGGATGATGATAAAAAATTTAAAGTGAATGATCAAGTCACAGCCAAAGCAATTGAGTATGTTAACGAAATGACAGGTATAGATTTTAGTCAGATTGTATACGGCACTGGAGGAGTTGAGCCAAAAACTACTCAACAAGGTTTTATATCAAGAGAAGCAGCCACAGATGCGGCGGCAAAACTAGGATATATGCTTAATCAGCCAGAAGTATGGGTAAATACAGCAAAAGAAATTACAAAAAACCCTAATCATTTTGCATTAGATATTGTTGAAGTTGGAGAAAAAAGTCTTCAGGACAGTGATGTCGTTAAATCGTTATTTGAACAGATAATGAATAATGATCCAGAAAAACTGTTCCAAGCCTATCAACCTATTATTGTTGATGGAAAACCAGGAATTCGTTTAATTATTGATAGTGAAGCCATTAAAAAATCAAGTTTAAAAAAGGCAGAGATACTGCCTTACATACAAGAATTCACAGAAAATGGTTTAAATGAGATAATTAAAGACTTGGATTTTGACGTTGAAACATTTATATCTGAGATAGAATTAAAGAAATTAGTTAATAACTGGGAGAAACAAAAAAATGGGCAAAGTTATATCGACAACTTTAGTGACCAACCCTCGTCAATTGCCGAGAGTGGAAGCAGGACAAACGTCTATTATTATGCAGAACAACTTACGAAGTTCTTTGCAAAAGTCCTCCAACAAG